GTGCGGGCCAGGGCGAGCTCCAGTTTGATGGGGTTCATCACCAGCCCTGAGGGTGAGCTGCAGGGCGATGACGTGTACGACGAGGAACGGGTCAGCAACTTCGAGCCGGGCGTCTTCAAGTACCTCGCGCCGGGCGAGTCGGTGAATGTGCCGCAGCTGGATGCACCGGATGGGCAGTTCGAGCCGTTCTTGCGGGCGATGCTGCGGGCGGTGGCGGCGGCGATCGGCTGCAGCTACGAGACCGTGAGCCGGGACTTCAGCCAGAGCAACTACAGCAGCAGCCGGCTGAGCCTGCTGGAGGACCGGGAGGAATGGCGGACGCTGCAGGACTGGCTGATAGAGCACCTGCTGCAGCCGGTCTATGAGCGTTGGCTGGCGGCTGCGGTCGGCAGTGGCGCACTGGCGCTGCCTGGGTATGAGGTGGTGCCGGAGCGGTTCGAGATGGTGCGCTGGTTCCCACGCGGCTGGGCATGGGTCGATCCCGGGAAGGAAGTGGCGGCCTACAAGGAAGCCGTGCGGTCGGGCTTCAAGACTCAGGCGCAGGTGGTGGCCGAGAGTGGCGGCGACCTGGAGGATCTACTGCTGGCCCGGGCCAATGAGGTGGACCGGGCGGAGCAGCTGGGGCTGCAGTTCGACACGAACCCGGCGCAGGTATCGGGCGCTGGTGTCGCGCAGACGCAGCTAGGCCCGAGCGATGCGCAGCCGCCTGGCGATCCTGAGTCGCTGGAAGAAGAGGCAGCCGAGGATCCCGACGAGATCGAGGAGACGGAGGCCGATGGCTGAGATCAACGGGCAAACGATCAACCTCATGCCGACCGCCGGGATGCGGGATGAGGCGGAACGGTATCGGGCATGGAAGGCTGAGGGCCGACCGGGCGGGACGGAGGTGGCAGCGCGCCGCGCGGGGCAGATCCTCTCCGGCGATGAGCTGAGCCCCGAGACCGTGATCACGATGGCGGCATGGTTCGCGCGGCATGAGGTGGACAAGGCCGGCGAGGGCTTCAGCCCTGGCGAGGATGGCTATCCCTCGCCAGGTCGTGTGGCATGGGCGGCATGGGGCGGCGACCCGGGGCAGACCTGGGCGAGCAGCAAGGCGGAGACCATCAAGGCTGCACAGGATCGGGGCGCTACAGTGAGTTCAGGATCTGTAGCCTCTGCCGTGAATCTGCGCGAGCTGAATCAGCAGCCATTGAACCGGCAGGCAGTGGCTGAGGTGTCTCGGGCTGCCGATGATCCCGATGTGGTTGAGTTCACTTTTAGCTCAGAGCAGCCGGTAGATCGGTGGTTCGGTGTGGAGGTTCTGAGCCACGAACCGGAAGCCATGAACCTTGAGCGCCTCAACAGTGGCGCAGCCCCCTGGCTCTGGAACCACAACCCAGAGGTTGTGCTCGGTGTGATTGAGCGTGGATGGACGCGGGCCGATCGCCGCGGCCAAGTGCGCGCGCGCTGGAGCCCCAATACCAAGATCGAAGGCAGCGAGGAATACAAGCGGCGTCAAGACTGGGAGAGCGGCACGATCCGCAATGTCTCATTCATGTATTCGATCGACGCGCCGCTTGATACTGCCAGCCGTGATGGCTACGCCATCGTCACGAAGTTCACCCCTATGGAGATCTCAGCCGTGAGTATTCCGGCAGATCACACCGTTGGCCAAGGCCGAACAGCCGGCCACGACAGCAGCTCCGGCCCCCCCGGTGCTGCCGCGGCCTCGGCCGCGTCTTCCACCCCCGACCCCAAACCCATGGAACCCACCATCGACATCGAGGCGGTGCGGGCGCAGGCTGCCTCTGAGGAGCGCGGCCGCGTCGCCAGCATCACTGGCCTCTGCCGTGAGCACGGCGCCGACGATCTCGCCCAGGGCCTGATCGAGCGCGGCGCCACTGAAGCCGACGCCATGCGCGACGTGCTGGCCGCGATCGGCAAGCGGGCGAAGCAGCCTGCTGTCCCCGCCGCTCCTGCTGCTGGCGCCCAGCCGATCGCCCGTTCGGCTGACATCGGCCTGACCGAGAAGGAAACCCGCCGCTACAGCTTCCTGCGCGCCATCCGTGCGCAGCTGCTGCCGAACGACCGCAACGCCCAGGAGGCTGCTGCCTTCGAGCGTGAGGTGAGCCAGGCTGTGGAGGCACAGCTGGGCACCACCGCCCGCGGCTACCTCGTGGCCAATGAGGTGCTCCACCGTGACCTGACCGTGGGCACTGCCTCGGCTGCTGGTGATCTGGTGTTCACCGATGCCCGGCCCGGCAGCTTCATCGAGCTGCTGCGCAACCGCCTGGCGCTGAGCACCCTGGGCGTGACGATGCTTTCCGGCCTGAATGGCCCGGTCGCCATCCCCCGCCAGACCGGCGCCGCTACCGCCTACTGGGTGGCTGAAAAGGGCGACCCCACCGAGTCGAACCCAACGGTGGATCAGGTGAACCTGGTGGCCAAGACCCTCGGCGCCTACACCGAGTTCAGCCGCCGGCTGATCCTCCAGAGCTCCATTGATGTGGAGCAGATGGTGCGCACCGAGCTGGCCACGATCATCGCGCTCGAGATCGACCGCGCTGCGCTCTACGGCACCGGCTCCAGCAGCCAGCCCGAGGGCCTGAAGTTCACCACCGGGATCAACACCGAGGACTTCGGCGCTGCTGCTCCTACCTATGCGGAGCTGGTCAGCATGGAGACCAAGATCAATGCCGACAACGCCGACATCGGCGCGATGGCCTACATCACCAACTCCACCATCTACGGCGGCTTCAAGACCACCAGCAAGGTCGGCACTGAAGCCCAGTTCGTGCTGGAGCCTGGCGGCACCGTCAACGGCTACCCCGTGGTCCGCTCGAACCAGATCGCTTCCGGCGATGTGTTCATGGGTTGCTGGAATCAGCTCATCCTGGGGATGTGGGGTGCGCTGGATCTGCAGGTGAACCCCTACGCCCTGGACAAGTCCGGCGGTGTGCGGGTGACTGCGCTGCAGGATGTGGACGTTGCTGTCCGCCATCCTGAGGCCTTCTGCCGCGGCAACAACACCCTCTGAACATGGAGCTCCTGATCCTGCGCCAGACCTCCATCGCCGGCCGGCCCGCTCGGGTCGGTGATGTGGTGGAGGTTGGCGACCGCGACGCCCGGCTGCTGATCGCCAGCGGCAAGGCTGAGCCGGCGCCAGCGGTGCAGGATCCGGAGCCCACCACCGCGCCGACGCGCACCCGCAAACCCCGCACCCGGAACCATGGCAGTACATGAGCTCACGCTGGAGAAGCTCCAGCACTTCACCCTCCTGGCCACGACCACGATCACCGGCACAGGTGACCAGACCGGCGTGGACCTGGCCGGCTACGAAGGCGACGTCCAGATCATCCTGAGCGGCACCGCTGCTGGTGCTGACGCATCGCTCACCTTCCGCATCGAGGAGTCTGCCGACAACTCGACGTTCACCGCAGCGACCGGCGGCGGCTTTACCGCGATCGGCAACGCTGCCGCGAAGCAGGTGATCACGCTGAACAGCAACGACCTGAAGCGGTACATCCGCCTCAGCTGCACGGCTGAGACCGGCACCGCCAGCTCGTCGGTCACCTGCTTCGGCTACGGCCTGAAGAAGTACGGGTGACCTGCCGATGGCGTGGACTGAGGATCCCACGGACTTTCTCCAGGACTTCGGCGTGACTGTCACGGCCGGAGCGGTGGAAGGTCTCGGGATCCTCGACACGCCTGGCGAGTACGTCGCGGACGGCCGGGTCATCACCACGGAGTACCTGCTGAGGGCCGAGGCGTCGAAGTTCGGCAGCCTGGCCTACGACGACGCGGTGACTGTGGCCGGCACGGCCTACACCGTGAGGGAGCAGCCGCTGCTGGTGGATGACGGGATCTTCTGCCTGGTGCTGTTGACGAAGGCTGTGGTCGCGCTGTCGCGGCTGCTACTGGAGGATGGATCGTTCCTGCTGCTGGAAGACGGCGGCTATCTGCTGCTGGAGGCGTAATGGCTGATCAGAAACTCTCACAGCTGACAGCGGCGACAACACCGCTCACCGGGACGGAGACGCTGTACGCGGTGCAGTCTGCGGCGAGCCGGAAGACCACGGCGCAGGCGGTCGCCAACCTGGCCCCGGGCACGGACCTCAGCTTCACGGCCGGCACGCGGACGCTGGCCAGCAGCACTGGCACCGATGTGGTGCTGCCGCTGGCGACAACCACTGACGCGGGCCTGCAGAGCGCAGCTGACAAGACCCGCATTGATGAGCTCGGCGCGACGGATTCGCCCAGCTTCGCGGGGCTGACGATCACCGGCACTGATGCGGTGACGATCCCGCACATCCACGGCGAGTTGGCCGGCCCGGTCTACATCCACGTCAAGAACACTGGGGCTGCGACGCTGGCGAAGGGCACGCCCGTCTACGTCACCGGCGCCGTGGGCGACACCTCCACGCTTGAGGTGCAGGCGGCGGACAGCAGCGATCCGGCGAAGATGCCGGCGATCGGTCTACTGGGCAGCAGCCTGGCGCAGAACGCTTCGGGCCACGCGATCGTTGCGGGCGAACTGCTGAACGCTGCGACCGGCAGCTATGGCGTGGGCGATGCGCTCTTCGTGGCGGCCGGTGGCGGGCTGACCGCGACGGAACCGACGACCGGCACCATCCAGCAGGTTGCCATCGTGGGCCGGGTGAATGCGGACACGGGCAGCCTTACCGCAACGATCGGCAGCCTGCAGGATCCGAACTGGGACACGGCCTACAGCCAGCGGCTGCGGTGGGATGGTGGCGCCACGGGGCTTGATGCTGCAACCGGCCGCACCAGCCTGGGGCTGGGCACTGCAGCGACGACGGCCGCGACCGACTACGCCACCGCCACGCACATCCACGGCAACATCAGCAACGGCGGCGCGATCGG